CTATTAAGCTTTACCACTCAGGATGCGTCAAGGCAGCCCCTTAATATCCAGAGAACCTGTCTAGGAAAGTTGCATTCGGTTGTGCATTTTCTGAAATTACCCATGACCGGCTTCAATAAATAATGTAGAGAAAACAAGTCCTGAAAGGGCAAATTATGAAGAGGCTCCAGAAGTATCACAGACAGTTGAAGAACAAGTCCAAATTGTTACTTTTGAGAGTGATGAGGCAGTTGTTTCGGAGAAATTGCCTTATGAAGTTCAAATTCCTAAATTTCCATCTATTCAACATACTGATGGTTCTTTGCATAGTGTTGTTTCATTTTTGCAGAGACCCCAGTTGTTGAGTACATTTCGTTGGACATCTACGGCTGCTAGGTCGGAAAATCTTTTCCGGCCCGCAGGAAGGGTTGAGGGACTCCTTGTACCTTCTGGATTGTTTAGGAATAGAAACATGATATCACGTAAGTTAGATGGGTTTACTAGTTTTAAGGCAACCTGTGTATTGAAGTTGCAGATCAATGCTCAACCATTTCAATGTGGTAGGCTATTGATGGCTGCGGCTCCAATGCCTGGGTTATTGGGTAATAGAAGGCAATTTATATTTTCACATGTTTCAAATGCTCAAAATTTGAATCATGTGCAAATGGATATTGCTAAAGATACTGAAGTTGAATTGAGAATACCGTTTATATCTCCTTATAATTGTTATGATTTAGTTGACGGTAAATTCGATTGGGCAGAGGTTAGGATCCTTGTCTATTCTCCACTTAATGCAACAGAGACTAAATGTTTACAATGTTTAGTTTATGGTCATTTTGAGGATATTGAGATGGGTGCTCCTACCTCTGGTGGTGTCAAACAGCAGAGTGGTTATATTTCAGATAATCCTGTGCAGCAATCTTTAATGCCTTCTAGAGCTCAAGTTGATGAAACTAAGCGAGCGGAAGCTACGGGAAAATTTACTGGAGCTTTAGCTCAATTAGGTTCATCATTAGTTAATAAGGGTTTAAGTATAGCACGTCCTTTGACTGGAACGGTTGATAATGTTATTGCTGCAATGGGATGGTCAAAACCAATTTTGGCTAAGCCTTCAAAAATTTTACTTCAAAGACCAACTGAAGGTTTCCAGTACATGGATGGTATAGACCATTCATTGGTACTGGGAATGACAGCAAGTAATGCAATTGAACCAATTAAAGGATTAGTAGGTACTAATATAGATGAAACATCGTTTAATACATTAAAACGTATACCTCAGATGATTGGAGTTTTTACTTATAGCAGTGATATAATTACGTGTACAGATGATAATAGAGCACCCGTTAAATTATGGGAATGTGCTATCTCACCTAGTTGTAATGTACCGGCTTGCTATTATATAACACCTCCAACCACTGGAACAAATGTTCGTAACCCATATGGACTAAGATGGAAACAACCTACTACTTTAAATTATATTTCTTCACCATTTTTGTATTGGAAAGGTTCTTTAGTTTATACTTTTAAATTTGTTAAAACTAATTATCATTCAGGTAGAGTAGAAATTTCTTTTCATCCTTTTGTTAATACAGTGAATACAGATAGAATGGATTTTGTATATAGAACGGTTATTGATTTAAGAGATAATTCTGAAGTTTCTTTAACTGTTCCTTATATAGCAGCTCAGCCTTATAAACGGATTTCAACATTTTTAGATCCAGTTAATCCTGATCCACCTGCACCTGGAAGATTGAAGGATGTTATTACGGGCATTTTATATGTTCGTGCTTTAACTCCTTTGATTTGTGCTACCACTATAATCGCTAAATCGATTGAAGTGCTAGTTGAGATGCGAGCGGGAGATGATTATGAGGTTGCTGCTCCAGTTACATCTAAATTTTTACCTTTTTCATTACAAAATGAGAATCCAATACAACAAGGAGGTTCTATCACTCCGAATATTAATTTTAAGAAAATTATAGGAAATGCAAAATCAATCATTCCTCCAATAGCATTGCCTAAAGTTGTCAATCCCAAGCAACAATCGGGAGATTTGCCAGTAGTGGCTAGAGTTCCCGATTCAATAAGAGGAGGAATTACAGTTTTAATGGGAAGCTATCAACGAGTGACGATGGATCAGGACCAGAAAACAATATCTTTAGATTTACCAACTCAATATGTAGGAGAACGTGTTCTCATATATATTCAATATGGTATTGTTTTGCCAGGCCCTGGTGTGGGAGGAAAACATTTATATCAAGTGAGTTCCTCTCTTGAATCCGGAATTAACTCTTTGCTAGCTTTTTCCTATGATAATTGGGGTGCTTATGTGACTCCATCATCTTTTGGAAGCTGTATTTTACCGAGTCAAATTAATTTAACAGTAAGTAAAATTGGTAATGCTACTAATGTAGATATAATTATGAATTATACAATATTTTTAAATGATTCGGCTTTAACAGTTTCTCTTAATGAAAAACAATTTCCACTTCCGTGTGCCTTTAAAGGGAGTGTCGATCCTTTATTAGTTAAGTTAGATGAGTCACAAATACCATTACCAGTTAAGGGTGACTCACAAGGAGGAACTGTATCTATAGATCCAGATCAACTTCCATTGTGGGTGTCATCATATAATGTTGCGCCTCGAAATCCAAGAGAACAAGCAGGATCAATTGCGATGGCAGGAGTTACAGAAACTCGAACCAGAGCAATGGAAGGATGGATGCCACCCAGCATTACTGGTAATGCTAGGGATGCACATCGTCCCGACCTAACGCATTTGTGTATTGGTGAGAAATTTAATTCATTTCGACAATATGCAAAGCGTTTTGCATTCTGCTTAGTCAACGGTTTAGATTCTACAAAGATGTTCCCAATTCAACCTGTTGAATTGATTAGACCAGGAGCTCTTTATTTAAGACCTACAGAATCTACAACTGGAAACAATGAGAGAACGCAGTTGTGTCTTTATGCACCGAACACAAAAGCTGAGGTTTCAGGATCTCCATTGGCGTTTGTTGCGGGCATGTACGCGTTTTATCGGGGTTCTATTCGAACGAAAGTTTGGATGGATCCTAGAGATAATCCACCAACCATTGTTTCTGGTCATCTTGAATATTCAAGACAAACTGTTGATTCAAACATTATAGATGATGCCATAGAAAATTTTATGACACCCATAGCATATGAAACTCCAAATACTAAACAAATTCCAGAATATCAAGTTCCATATTATTCACCAACAATAGTTAGTAGTACGTGGAGCCATGGTATTGATAATCAATTTGACATACCTTTGGTTAATTTAGTATTAAGTATACCCGATTTTAAGTCACAAGCGAATACTTATCCAATTAAGGTTGCTGTAGCGGCAGGGGATGATATGGATTTTCATCAATTTATTGGACCACCACCTGTTATAAATACAGGAGATTTAACAGTAAATCAACGTCCATTACATTATCCACCAACTGGGTTTACACCTACTCAGAAGATAGCATTGGATACGCCAGCAAATAGAAGAACTGAGCAACCAGCCAGTAGTTTTATTGCTGTTCCATATTCTGCTTTAAAGATTCAGAATAATGCTAATGGTGGATCTTGTCCAACAGCTCCTACGGAGTTAGCATATACTTTAGCAAGTAAGACTAAGGAACCTATATCTGTTAATAGAGTTAGGCGTAGTGTAGTCGATACTTTAGAGGAAGGTGTTGACACGGTCGATACAAAAAGATCGGGGTCAGCGCCCTGTCCATGTAGTAGTCATAGTTTAAGTGATTATGAACTCGAATAGTTTAAAAGAGACCTATTCGAGCGAAGATTGTTAGAATATTTTCAAAATTTTAATAAATACCAAAATTTAAATTTCTAGGAAGTTTTTCCCAGAAGGTTCAGCATAAACATTTTGTTTGTGTGGTCACGTACCCCCTTCTGGGGTGCGTCCTTCTGGTTTTTATTCTTTAAAATTTGGATTTTTCTTCGATTTTCAGTTTCTTTAAGCAAAA